CTAAGACGACATGACAGTGTCGCCATTGTCGAACGAAAGAGCCCACCAGGTACAGAATGGCTCAATTGACTGAAGGCGAACACAAGCATCGAACTGAGTTTCAACTTCCTCTTCATACTCGTGGCCGGGGTTATCGACCAGCTCGTAAGTCAAGATCATTTCATAATCTCCATTATGCGAAGCGCCAAAGAAGAACACCCGCCACGAGTACCAAGACAATCAAGCCAGCGGTTGCTAGTCCTGGCGGGCCCGGCTCTGCCGGCTGTGGCTGATGGCGTGGCGGCTGGCCGTGAGGCTTGCCTTCCTTGCGATGAAACCATTCGCGGTCGATCAGTGACATGTCGTGCTTCCGTTGCGTGGGCGCGGAAATCTCTCACATATGGCTGACGGGTGGATAGTCAGGACTGTAAGCGATCCGAAGCTGTTCAGCGCGGTGCTGGCGTGCCGTATAGAGCTGTTTGGCGTGGTGCTCAAGCCACGCAGAACGAAACGCGATCCGCAGGCACGACTCACGGTCAACGATCATCCAGGGCTTGATGATTGGCCAGAGGGCCAACTTGAACAGAAACCTGCCGAGACGCTTACGCAGCGGCACATCAGCAGCAAGCGGTGGCAAGTAACGGCCCTTGAGGTGCCACGCGCTGAGCATGGTGTACGAGGCGCGCATATCGACTGGCCCCTGGTCGAGATATTCCATTCCATCGCGGAAGACTTGCCGAGTGTCGTACGTCCTGTAGAGATCGGCGCCCTTGTAGGTCCACCGCTCTACCCTCACCTCAGCGCTTCGGCCGTAGTAGACGTTAGCGATGTGCATCTTCGGCAGGCTGATACCCATCACCTTGAACCGATCCATGCGACGGCAGATGACCAAATGCTCACACAGAGACCGGACGATCTGAGCGTCACAGGACTCGATGTCCTGGATGAGGAACATGACGTCCCAGCGATGCTTTCGGGCATGCAGGAACCAGTCAATTAGGGCGCGGCGCCCCTTGTCGTTCCACTCGCGGCTGTTGAGCCAAGTGCCGCATTCGTCGAGCACGATCAGGCCGAACCGTTTTTCGTCGTAGTCGCGGTCATCTTCAGCGTCATATCCGGGACCTAGCGCAGCCAAATCCTCTGCCCTGGGCTTGTCAGGCAGCCGGATCGCAGGCGATTTGCAGTAGGTGAACATCTGGTCCAGCTCCAGGTTGAGATTGGTAGCCACCCGACGACCATCGGAGAGGTAATCGCGAATCTTGGAGACACACGCGAGGGACTTACCGGAGCCGAGTTTTCCGGTCACGAAGTAAACGGCCATAGGACCTCCTGGGGAATGGTGGCCCCCTACCCAGCCCCCTAAAGGGGGCCCGGCAGGGGGGCTAACAGCTCAGATGCGGGCTTTGACTGATGCGGCGTGAATACCGGTGACATAGAGCCAGCAGGCAGCGCGGGTGGCTGCAATGGCCGCGATGCACGCTCCGGTGACCGGCGGGAGGATACCCAGAGCGGTTTCGACAACTGGATGTATCTGACCAGCAAGAGCTACGAGGCCGGTCAGAATTCCATTGGTGGTAGCTGTTACTGTCGCAAGTAAAGCGAGCCACGCTGCAACCAGGGCGAGCCTGATGCCATAGCGAGCACCAAGCTTTGCGATAACGAAGTTGGCGAAATAAGCAAAGATACTAAGAAAGAATTGCGCTAGTGCTGCCATCACATAGGCCTCGCTTGGGTAACGGCTTCGGACCAAAGTTCGCGGCAGTAATGCCATGTAAAGACGACGAACAGAAACGCAAGTATTGGACGAACCCAATCAATGATGTACGGACAGTATCCGGTGGACCATGTACCGATAATAGGCAGGTCGACGCTTATTTCAGAGCAGCCGCCGCCAAACGAGTACCACGCCGAGTATCCAACAGAAGGAACAACTGCCGGCGGTGCGGAAACATCGGTCTTTATATCGTTGAGCTTGTCGATATACGGTCTATAGAGATCGGCAACCTCTGGCATTTCCTCATCTTCATCTTTTGGCTCTTCTTGCGGCTCTTCGCCGGGGGCTGATGGCTCTTCGGTGGTTACTTCGGTAGTTGTTTGCCCGTTGGTAGTTGTAGTTGTCGTAGTTGTTACTTTGTAATCATAGGAATTATGGGTGTAGGTGTAGTCATATTTATTGCTGGTGGTTTTTGTGGTGGTTGATGTAGTGCCATCTGGATTGGTAGTGGTAGTTGTAACGGCTGGCGACGAAACGGTCTGAGAGGACGGGCCATGGTTAGGGCGGCGATCTACGAGGTCCTGATAGCATGACTCAGGGGACAGGCTGCCAGCACATTTAGCCTTGGTGAGGTCGCGCAACCAGTCAGACTGAGGGACGCGCGCAAGGGCATCTTCAAGAAGCTGATAGTCAGATGTTGTAAAAGGCAGAGACGTAGGAGCGGAATTGCAATAATACTTAGAGGTGTGGCCGTATGGACACTGCAATGTTTGCGGCTGGAGGGTCCACATAACCTGTCCGCTTGAGTTGCGACAATAGTATGAGCCGTTTGTATTAGATGTGGTTGTGTAGCTTGACGAATAGCTTTTGCATGCAGCGTCTGGAGTGCCATATCGAAGACTGGAGGCTCCAATCCAATATGTTGTGCTGGTATTAGATGGCGATGTTACAAGCTCGCCGGTAGTGGGATCGAGCTTGGCTCCGGGAATCTGATCAATAGCCCAGCCAACAGCAGCAGTAGCTAAAATCCCGGGCACACCACCGCCTTTGATGGATGAAACAACGGACTTGGCAAGTTTGGACGGGTTGATAGTTACAACTGGTTTTATCGCTACTTTCACCTTTGAAGGGCTAGAGCCGGACGAAGGGACAGACTGACCAGCCTGAAAACGAGAGCCGGCTGTGTGTTCTGAGGTGAATTCGGGACCAAAGAAGGCAGCGTCACCGTAAGGCAGCCCGATAGCGCTTTGTGCTGCGTCCATGATCCTTGTAAACGGCGTTTCCGGAGTCGTCACGCGCGTTGCCGCATGGGCCCCAGAAAGAAAAAGGGCGACCGAGGTCGCCAGTACCAGGGTCGCCCTTTTCATTACTTGGCGCCCTTCTTGACCCACTTCTTGACGAGGCCCATGGCGACGTCCGGAGCCAGCGAGGCAACCAGCAGGCCGAAACCGGCAGCAACGCCGAGGCCGATGTAGACCTTGACAGTGGTGGTTAGCTCAGTGAGGCCGGCTTCTACTTCGCCATCAGCGAAAGCGGTGCCAGCAGCGACGGCGGCGACGGTGCCTACAGCGATAGCGATGCGCTTGGCGCGTTCTTTGCGGGACTGGTACATGGTGTAGCTCCTTTACGGGGTTGAGTGTTAACGAACGCCCTTGACGATGAGTCTGATGATCGTCTTGTGAGCGCGACCGATGCCGTATCCCATGAACCAACAAAGCACACAGGACCCGGCAGCGATTTGAGCGAGTACGAGCGGAGTCATTGAGCCGACCCCGCGGTGTACCCGTGACCGAAACACCCGACCATGGCGAGGCCGCAGAGCAGCAGGTAGAGGTGGTCCAGTGTGATGTCCATGATCAAGGCACCCTATTAGCCAGCAGCTTGAACTGGTTGACGCTGTATGCGCTGAACTGGAACAGGCAAGCCATCATCAGAAAGCCAGAGGTCCATGCCGAAAGCGGTGCCGGTTTTGGACTTCCACGCTTTGGCATATACAGGGACGGCTACTTGCTGGCCGATGTACTTCTTGTAGGCATTTTCAATGCCCGAATCGAGTTGGCGCTTCGATACCTTGATGCCAACAGACTGTTCGACATCTTGGCCAAACTGGTCTTTGCCAGGAGCGGTCAGAACCAAGTAATGCTCGATGATGGTTCCATTCATCTTTTCTTTCGTGGAAATGCCCTTGCACAGGCCCATTTGTACCAACATAACGATTACCTCGGTTAAGAACGGGCCCAGCGCCCGAGAAAGTAAATTGCCAACAGTCCGCACATAGTGACGACCAGGAGATTCATAGTTGCGGCGATCATGCGAAGAACAACCCGAACGCTTTCCCAAGATAGAAAGCGAGAATCAGCAAGCCAACAACAGGGGCGCCAACAAAGATGATCTGGCATACAACAGTGTAAAGAACGCGAATCATGCAGCCTCCACCGATGGCTCGACGTACCAGCCTGGACGCTGAGCGCTGAAATCGACTTGAAGGAAGCGCAGAATCGGAACCACGTTGTTCTTCTGGTCATCCATCTTCAACTTCTGCAAAGCGGCCTTTGAGAGTCCGCATTCGCAAATCTGGTCAACATGCCGGTAGAAAGTGGCTCGGGACATCGAGTCCATAGTTTCCTGCCAGCCGTAATCCTTGATGCTGCGGTATGTGCGAAACAGGTTGAGAGCAACTGTTTCATTGGCTTTCCCGTTCTTTCCGAACTTCGTCCAACGGGCTTTAAGTGCGGCCAGCACTTTTTCATCATTAATTACTCGCATGGAGATACCTTCAAAGGCCGCAAACAGTTCTTTAGTTACGTGTTCCCAACACCACTGAATAAAACAACTCCCCTGCTCTTCCAGCCGCTCCTGGTAGTCGCACAGGGCCCATAAATTCGTCGGGATGTTTCTGCGCTCAAGCCAGCGATGCATGACAGTGGCTTCGAGACGAAGAAGGTTTTCCGCCCACTCCTGGAGCGCCGGGTTCTGGAGAACCGCCAGCAGCCGGTGAGCCGCGAACGCCTGGGACGGAACAAAGTTGGCGCCGCCATAGGCACGAGCGGCCTTGATGGCCTCATCGAGCTGGCGGCGAAACTCAGGGCCCTTGAGGTATGCCTTGAGCTTGCGCAAACGGGTTTCTTTAGAGCCCCAATAAGCGGTGGTTTCGTAGTCGTCGCCACGGTTACGGGTCTGGCCGTTGCTGACCCCGCGAAGCGCCTGGATCAGTTGGAGAGCGGTGCGCTCATCAGGCAGGCGGGCGGAATAGGTGCAGTCGATGCCGTAGACCTCGGCGGCCTGCCAGTCCAGCAAGGCCCAGAGCTTCGGGTAGGACCCGGCGAGCCACTTCAACATGACCTCCCCGCCCTTGCGGATCGAGGTCGGCCCGAAAACGTTGTGACCCTGGAGCAGCTTGGCCGGGCTGGCTTTCAGCTCGACGCCGGGCTGCACACGCTTTCCGAGGGACTGGTGAAACACCTTGAAGGCGAGCGGCGTGAAGCCGGTAGACAGGCTCTCCCAGGCGTGGCTGATGTCCTCGACCTGATAACCACCCTTCCCGTCTGAAAACACGCTGGTAGCACGAAGCGGAACGCCGAGGGCTTCCAGATCGACGATCAGCAGCTCATTGCCACGCTTACCAGTGCTGGTAGCAATCGCCTGAGCTTTGAACGGGATGAACATGTGGATTTTGTCGAGCATGCCGGTATTCCGTTACAGCGTTACGCGTTACGCGATGGCGGAACTTATACGCTGTTACGCGTTACAAAGCAACAAGTGACAGAATAACCAGCATCAGAGGATCACCAGGATGGCGACAGTGACCAAGCCCTACCGTGTGCGGGACGAATTCGCAGACTCAATCAAAGAGAGGCGAATCAACATGATCGTCGAGACGCGTGAAGACATAGCCGAGGCCGACCTCGTGAACGCAACGCTCTGGAAGTATCTCGACCAAATAACCACTAAGGATGTAATGAAATACCGCGAAGAAGTGCTCAAGAAAGACTGAGCAGGAATCCAGCAAAAGTCTCACCATGAGACAAGAGTCCACCATTAGAGATGGTGGACCCGGCTGCGCCGGTGAAGCCAAAGCGCGGCGGAACCACTGCAACTTCGTGACCTGACCGTCAGCGGTGCTGATGATCCTGGGAGAGCGGCAAAGACAAGCCCCGGAGCGGTTGCTTTTGGGCAGATCGGGGCGCGGGTTGAGGTAGTGGCGGGACACCGGGACGAAGATCGCGAGAAGCCTCCAGAGGGCCATAAAGGCCGCTGGGGGCTTTTTTGTGGGTCGATGGTTGCGGCCCCTTCGGGGGTATCGTCGCGGGCGCTATGCAGCACGGCAGGAGGCAGTGCAGGCGACTAATCGCCGCGAGCGGCGAGGTCGAGGTCACCGAAGGCGTGTGCGATGAAAAGCTTCAGCTAGATCGAGAGAGCGGCGTTCTTCTGCCTTCTCAATGCAGTCGATGCAAATGTAAGGGTCGACAGGATCGCCGGTAGTGAAAACCTCATCGTCATCGCCGAGAAAGCCGCAATAGCTACAAGCTTGGACAGTGGGCTTAACCATCGATCAAATCCCCCTGGCCGGTCTTTTCGAGTAGCTGAGCAGCAGAGGCACGGGCCTGCTCGATGATGTGGCGGAGCCGACGAATCTCGGTTCGCTGGCTGTCGATGACTTCGTGCAGCTCCTGATTCTTGCGGTGCAGGTCGATTGCATCGAATGCGGCCATTCTGAATGCCTTGCTGGCAACCTTCTGGCCGTAATGCATCTTGAGGCGGTCGCCTTCCTCGTTCGTCACGTCGAATTTAATCAGCATTTTAGTACCGTTCCTTTTGTCCTGGTTGGTTCCTCGACGAGGAAAACAGTACCAAATCAATCTTCGCCGAGAGCCCAATTCAGGCCGTCACGCAGAGCATAAGCAACAAGGCCATAACCAACATTCGACTCAATGTGAACGCCGCCATCAGGACCAATGATGCGGAACTCATAACTCCCATTGTCGCCGTCCCCGAACACCTCAACGACGTGATGACCGTCGACGTCGATACGGTGAAAGGTAGTAACGTCATCAGTAAACTTAAGTACCATTTTAGCGCTCCTGGTTTCGTCCTGGTATGCGCTTATGGTACCAAAACGGAAAGAGGGCAGCAAGTGTATTGGTACCATTTTTCATCCTGGAAGATCTTGCTCGAGGAGCAAAATGGTACCACTCGCCTCGCATAATCCGCCGTTATGTTACGCCTGCCCTACGGGCTGCGCTGGCCGCAGGATAGTCCCAGCGCAACGGCTCAACATAACGCCGAGCCTCGATTATGCGAAATCACATGATATTCC